CTACCGCACCACCACTTCCAATTTAAGGAGCAATCATGGAACTTTTTAAGCCAAAGGGTGCAATGACCGTTCGCCGCCCGACTGACAACTCGCAGATGAATGGTCAAATTTACAACACGCCTCGTTTTGCAGAAATGGGTGGCCTGTCGAATGCTTCAAAAACCGGCAAGCGCAACTCCATGACTATGAGCAAGCCGGGCGACACCAAGAAAATCTACTAATTAACTCAAGGGGCTAATCATGAGTCTAGAAAACTACTCTACCGAAGCAATTGAAGAGCTTGCTGCACTTTCAAAACGCTTGTCGGAAGACCCAAAAACACGCAAATCCTTTCTAAGACTGGCAAAAGAGGTCAATCCTGACCTACCTGTGCCTGAATTGGAGATGGAAGAGGTGGTAAACCAGCGTGTTTCGGCGTCCGAACAGCGTGTGGCAGACCTTGAGAAGCAGTTGCGTGCGCGTGAGGTGCGTGATGAACTAAATCGCCGCCGTAGCAAGCTAAAAGAGAGTGGTTATGCTCAGTCTGATGATGACATTCTTGAAATTGAGAAACTGATGACCGACAAAGGCATTGCTAATCATGAAACCGCCGCTGATTACTGGCGTCACATGAAGCAATCGGCAGTGCCGACACCCGGTTATCCAGCGCCCGTCATGTCTCGTTTAGATGTGAAGGGCTATATGAAGAATCCGGTAGCTGCTGCCCGTGAAAATGCAGCGGCGGCTTTGGCAGAATTACGCAAGAATCCAAAGCCAATCGGTTTGTAAGGGGCTATTTTTTAAACTTCGGAGGTAAATTATGCCTATTGGTGGCGGCATTCTTCCGGCTTCGGGTACTAATCAGTACAACGAGTTGACCTACGTCACTCGTCGGGCATTTATCCCGAAGTTGGTCGTGCAAATCTACAACTCGACGCCCCTGATGGCGGCACTGATTGCAAACTCGCAGACTGCCTCCGGCGGTGTGTCGTCTGTATCGGTTCCAGTTCAGGGTTCCCAATTCGTGAATGCTCAGTGGTCGGACTATTCCGGTTCGTTCGCACAGCCTTCCGTTCAGCAAGGTGCTTACCAAGCTGAATTTAACCTGAAGCTACTGGTTTCTCCTGTACCGTTCCTTGGTATGGAAGGTGCCGTGCAGCAAGACTACGCAATCATTCCTCTGATCGAAGCGCGTATGAACGACGCGACTAACGTGATGATGGATTCGATGGCAACCGCGCTATACAACAACACCACAAACAACCAGCAATTCATCGGTCTGCCTGCGGCGGTGGATGATGGTACTGGTACCGCAACCTACGGTAACATCAACCGTACCACGGAAACATGGTGGAAATCGAAGCAATACGCTGCTGGCTCGGTCAACCCGACCCGTCAAAACGTACTGCAATACATTTCCGGCACCGTGAAGAATGGCGCAGAGGTTCCGACCTTTGGCGTTTGCGGCTTCGGTACTTGGACGTTGCTGGCACAGGATTATGTAGGCCAAGAAAACTACATGATCACTCCCGGCTCCGGCTTTGATGGTGATGCCAATGGCCCACAGGCTGCTTTCCGCGCCCTGATGGTTGCTGGTGTGCCAATCTATCCAGACCCGTATTGCCCGGAAGGTACTCTGTATCTGCTGAACACGAACTATCTCTCGCTCTACATTCATGAGCAGGCATCGTTCGCCTTCACTGGCTTCGAGTCCACACTTCCGAACTTCCAGATTGGCTACGTTGGTGCAGTTCTGATGATTGCAGAATTGGTAAACACCAAGCCGAAAGCCATGACGAAGATTACGGGCTACAACTCTTTGAGCCTGTAAGGAGGAAATCATGTCTCTTGCACCTAATAAAATTATTCTGGCTGGCGCTCAAAGCAACACTCCGGGCGCTTACTTCCAGACTGTTACTCTTACCGCAGTGGCAACTGGCAACGGTACTGTCATTCCGGCAGGTATCTATGTCATGTTCCCGTCCGCTAACGTCACCGTGTTGGCCTATAACGGCAGTTCTAATGCTACCGTTATGGCATCCAATACTGGTGGTGTTGTGATTTCCGATGGTGTCAATATCTTTGCTAAGAATTCTTCTGGCAATGCGACTGTGACACTGCTGGACATCAACGGTGGTCAAGCTGCTGGCGAAACCTACGCATAAGGGGGAGCTATGGACGCAAATGCAGTAGGCCGGTCGTATCCAGATTCGTTTGGCAATTACCGTTTGGCAGAGCAAACAGGCGTAAGCCTAGATGCTACTGGTGATGTCACGACTTTGGTTGCGCAAGCGGCAACTAAATACATTGTGCGTCGGATAGTTCTGTCTAACTTCAGTGGTAATGCAAGTGGTGCCAATGTGGGTGTCTTCACCGCCGCAAGCGGTGGAGGCACTGCCATTGCAGCCGATCAAGCCCTAAGTGCCGCAACTGGCACAACTAAGTTTGATGACCTGACATTGGCTTCTGCTGCAAACACTGACGTTCAAACTGCCCGAGTGCTTTATGTTAATTGTTCGGTCAACGCCGCAGTTACTTGCGATGTTGCCCTGTATGGAGATATTGTCTCGCTATGACCACGATCTTTGTTCGCAATAATGGTTCTGACCCTTTTTTCGATGCTTTGGATGGTACGGTGTACCATTTCGAGTCTGGGAAAGAGGTTGAGATTCCTGAAATTGCAGCGAAGCATATCTTTGGTTATGGCGATGACAATAAAGAGCCGTATCTTGTAAGACTTGGTTGGATGAAAATGAGTAACCAGTTTAACGAAGCAATGGAAAAGCTGGCCTTGTTTTCTTTTTCGAAAGAGTCTGTTAAGCCCGTCCACTTGTCAGCCCCAGTGGTGGAACGAGTAGCCGCCCCAATGCCCAAGGCAAAGGGTGCGGCGAAAGTTGCAAACCTTGATGGTTAAAAATGGCAGATACGCTTGCTGGTTACATTACGCAGACCCGGCGTTTATTACATGACGTTAATGCGAACTTCTGGACAGATGCAGAGCTAACGGACTACATAAACGATGGGCGTAACACCCTAGTCCGAGACTCAGGGTGCAATCGTGTTTTGCAGAATCACACGGTAACCTACAACGTCGAAACCATCGACTTTGCTGACTTGCCGGAAGGCGTCAATACCGTTGATGTGCTGAATGTGATCCTCTATTGGGGGAACTCGCGCATTCCGCTGTACTACCTGCCTTGGACTGACTTTAATGCACAGTTGCGCTATTGGCAAAACTACACTGGGCGTCCGGTAGGCTTTTCCATGTATGGGCCTAAGAAGATTTTTATTGGCCCCAAGCCTGATCAGGCATACGAGATGGAAATTGATACCGTTGTTTTGGTTGATCCAATGACTAACGGTGCTGACGTTGAAGTATTACCTACACCTTTTACTGAAGCGGTGCCGTTTTACGCCGCTTACATAGCAAAATACCAAGAGCAGTCCTACGGTGAAGCTGAAATCTTCAAGCAAGAGTACAGCAAGCACGTTATGGAAGCTCTGAACACCACCTTTACTCGCAGGCTGCCGACACCTTACACAGCGGGGTATTGATATGGCTGCGGCAGAGCAGAAAAAAAATTACGCCGTAGTCAAAGACTTCAAAGGTCTTAACACCAAGAATAACCGCACGGTAATTGGTGATGGCGAGTTTAGCTGGCTAGAAAACATCCAGCCCATTGGCTACGGCAACCTCAAGATTACACCCGGCAATCAGCAGCTTGCGAATGTTGCATTTACTGCGAATGTTTCGTTTCAAGGCTCTGTCAACATTAGCAACAACGAGTATGTGCTGGCGTTCCAAGACGATGGATCGGCACAGTATGTCAACATTACGACAGGCGCTCAAGGAAACATTGCTCCGGCAAATACCTTTTCTAATGCCGATGTAATGATTACGCAGTGGCGCAATGAACGTGCGCTAATTATTGATCCGGTTAAAGGTTACAAGACTTGGGATGGCACCAATTTACTCTCCATTGGCAGCATCAATACGATTACCATCAATAATGGTGGCAGTGGCTATCTGACATCCAATACTGCTGTTACCTTTGGCGCACCCAATGAAGCAAATGGTGTGCAGGCAACGGGTACGGTAGTGGTAGTTGCCAATGCGGTATCGGAAGTGATTGTGACTGAGGCTGGCACAGGTTATACCACCGCGCCAACAGTCACTATTACTGGCGCAGGCACAAATGCCAATGTGACTTGCACGATTTTGAATCAGAGTGGATCTGATATTGCCACTTTCTCAGGCCGCACTTGGATTGCGCAGGATCGTACCGTGTATTACACGGCAACCGATACCTACAATGATTTTATTAACTTAACGGCTGGCTTTATTACGTTAAGTGATTCGACGTTGCGTACCGAAATTACCCGCATTCTTTCTGCCAACAACTTTTTGTATGTATTTGGCGAAGACAGTATCAACGTCTTTTCGGATGTGCGGGTAGATTCTACGCTTGGCACTACGTTGTTTACGAATACCAACGTATCTGCCTCAGTCGGCTCCAAGCTAAAACACGCTATTTTCCCTTACTTCCGTTCTGTGCTGTTTATGAACGAGTACGGGGTCTATGCGTTGGTGGGTGCAACCACGACTAAGATTAGTGATCCGTTGGATGGCGTATTCCCCGTAATTAACTTTGATGAGTTTATTAGCGGTGGGCAGTGCTTAATCAATAACATTCTATGCGCCGTATTTAACTTTAAGTTCAATGACGATGGCACAGAGCGTTGGATACAGGCAGCATTCTTCGAGCGCAAATGGTTTTTTACCAATCAATTAACGGATTGCTACTTTGTCGTGCCAGCATTTAAGGATGGATTCTTAAACCTCTATGGCACTAGCGGAAAAGACTTATATCAGTTTTACGAAGATGTCTTGAATCCGGTAGATATGATTTTGGAAACTGCTTTGTTGCCAATGGGCGATCCTATTCGTGACAAGCAGGCATTAAAGATTGGCATTGAAGCAACCCTTGGTGGTGAGCCAATTATCTTTGATGCGTATGTGGATTCAGAAAATCAGCAATCGCCAGCCATTGAGTTTTCCAATGCGATCATTTGGTTGAATAATGTTGGCAGTCCTATTTCTTGGAGCAATAACGCATCCTTGTTGATCGGATGGGCTGCGGCAAACAGTTCGGGCGGCGGTTACTATTTGTACAAGAAAGATGCCAAGATGTTTGGTAAGTATTTGGGCATCACCTTAGAAGGCAGTGTGACGCCATTTACGATTAACGGCTTCGAGTTTGAGCATGAATTGAGAGCGAGGTTCTAAATGCCAGTACCTAATACATTTGCAAATGCAACGGCAACGATACCGTTATCGCAATTAGATGCTAACTTTGCAACCACGATTACGCTTGGCAATACGGCAATACAGCTAGGCAATACGGTTAGCACGTTGAACAACATGACGTTGGCAAATGTCACTGTAACCAGTGGCAATGTGACGCTAACCAATGTCACTGTTACAACGGCTAATGTTACGACTGCCAATACGACAACGCTGGTTGTCACCGGCAACACTACGCTTGGCGATGCCTCTACCGACACCGTGACGGTGAATGGGTATATGGGGGTGGGCGGTGCAACAAACGCAAGTTATGCCATTCAAGTTACTTCTTCGGCGTTAACGGGCGTAGGACAAGTTGGCGTTTTTTCAAACCCCACAATTACATCAGCAGCCACTACAGGCGGCTATGGCTATTACGCAAAAGTTAACACGGCTGCTGCAACGTTTACAGTCGCGGATGTTTTTGCGTACCGCGCAGTCAATGCTACTAAAGGCGCGGGATCAACTATCACCAATCAATACGGTGTTTACGTTGACGATCAGACGCAAGGCACTAACAATTTTGGTATTCGTTTGCTGGTTTCCTCAGGTACGGACAAGTGGAACATCTATGCGTCAGGTACGGCTGCGAACTACTTTGCGGGGAATGTGGGTATTGGGACGAGTGCGCCTGCATACAACCTAGAAATAACAGGAGCGGCTTCTACTGCGGCTACCTTGCGGGTCAACGGTGGCAGCGGGGCTAACACTAATGCTGTACTGGACTTAACGGGTCGCGGAAGCGGCAATCAGTTCAACAACGCTGACATACGAAGTATTGGTCAGGCGGCTAACGGTGGGATTCTGACGCTCAACACCGACGATACAAGCGGTGTAATACAGGAACGTATGCGCATCGACAGCGCAGGCAACGTAGGCATTGGTACAAGCTCTCCGGCAGCAGAATTACATTTAAACACTGGATTTCAAGTAATAGACGAAGGAAATTTCGCCGCGACTAAGTTTAACAGTCAGGGTGTTACTTGGAGTTCGGTGTCAACAAATCCGTCATTGGTTTTTAATGGCGGCGCTACCACTAGACCTGAGATTTCTTGGATTCGTGGCGCAAACACTTACCCTGAATTTTCTATTAGGCAGCATACAACCGCTAATTCAGGTGGGCAATTTTGGGTAGGCAGTGGCTCTGTTGCGCCAAACTTAGTAGCGTCTGTAATACCTAATGCTTTTTTAATCGGAACCGGAACATCCCAGAGCTTAAGCAATGGCGCCGTCACCGGTAATTTTCAGATTGAGACGGCTAATGGTTCTACAAATGCCTCCATGGTTCGGAATACGGCAAACGCAAACGGCCCTATATTTGCTTTTGGTAAATCTCGCGGTGCGGCTCTTGGTTCAAGGACTATTGTTGCGTCTGGCGATATTCTTGGAGTTATAAATTTTGATGGCGCAGATGGCACAAATATGCTTGACGCGGCTTCCATCCTCGCTCAAGTAGACGGTACTCCGGGCACCAACGACATGCCCGGTCGTCTGGTGTTCTCAACCACGGCGGATGGTGGTAGTTCTCCGACCGAGCGCATGCGTATCGACTCCTCCGGCAACGTGGGGATTGGTGGTACGCCAGCAGAAAAGCTTGACGTTGTTGGAACCTATATTCAGGCAGCAGATACCAGAACAAACAATACAAACAAGCTTTTTGGTCTGCGTATGCCGCATTACGCTAACGCAACCACAGCGGTCAATTTAATTGGGGCAGTAAGCAATAGTGGTGCAAATGCTATTTATATTGGCGGCAACGATACGTCATTTGCTGGCACAGCAGCAACAGAAATTCGGTTTTACACAGCAGCAACAAGTTCAGTTTCAAGCGGCACCGAACGCGCCCGTATCGACTCCAGCGGTAATGTCGCTATAGGCAAAACAGATGCGGGTGCTTTCTCTACAGCCGGTATTCAACTAAGAGGCGATGGCGATGTTGGGATTACTAGAAACAGCGCTACGCCGTTAAGCATCAATCGTCTTACTAACGATGGCAATTTAGTTGAGTTTTACCAAGCAACAACATTAGAGGGCACTATCTCTGTATCCGGCACAACCGTTTCATACAACGGCGGCCACTTATCTCGTTGGGCGCAGACTGCGGATAACGCCCATATTGAGCTGCTAAAAGGTACGGTCATGTCTAACCTTGATCAGATGGCAGAGTGGATTGACCAAGAAACAGGTGAGCCTCTACCTAATGAGCAGTTGAACTGCATGAAAGTGTCAGACGTTGAAGGCGATGTAAATGTGGCTGGCGTATTCGTCAATTGGGATAACGATGACGATGTGTTTGCTAACGATATGAACGTCGCTATGACAGGCGACATGATTATTCGTATCGCTCAAGGTGTAACGGTTCAGCGCGGTGATTTGCTGATGTCTGCTGGTGACGGTACTGCCAAGCCACAGGGTGATGACATTGTCCGCAGTAAGACTGTCGCAAAGGTAACTTCAACCCATGTCACTTGTACCTATGAAGATGGTTCGTACTGTGTGCCATGCGTATTGATGGCTTGTTAAATGATTGAAACACTACAGGCGAAAGTCGCCGCATTGGAGGGTAAAAAATGAGTACAACATTTAACTGGGCTGTAAGCGCTATGGACTGCTTGCCACAAGAGCAGGGTAATGCAGACGTGGTCTTTAATGTTCACTGGACTTGCGCTGGTACAGATGGTGACTATTCTGCAAGTGTGTACGCGACCTGCGGTATTCCTTACGCTGGTGGTTCATTTACGCCTTATGAAGACCTAACCCAAGAGGAAGTATTGACTTGGATTTGGGCAAATGGCGTAGACAAGGATGCAACAGAAGAAGCTGTAGAACAACAGATTGAAAATCAAATTAACCCGCCGGTGGTAACGCCACCGCTTCCTTGGAGCGCAAGCAATGAAGTTTGAACTAGACCAAAACGAAGCAGCATTTATCGTACAAGTTATTGGCAATTTGCCAACGCAGTCTGGCGCTCATCCGTTGTGGCAAAAGCTGGTAGCTCAGTTTAATGAGCAGCAACCCAAGCCGGAGGATTCCAATGGCAGTTAATGCACCCTTTACCCCGTCCGGTAACACCGTGACGTTTACGGCGGCAACAACTGCGCCTGCTGCGGTACAAGCAGTATCTACGACCCTTGGGGGCAACCAATACCGCATCCTGAATGCCGGTTCTGTGACCGCTTTCTTGGGCGTTGGCACGACTGCGGCTGCGGCTAACTCGGCTGCTGCGGTAGTGACTTCTTCCGGTCAGGCTATTCCGCTGTTGGCTGGTACAGACGAAATTATTACCTTCTTGCCAAATGCTTACTTCACGGCATCGACAGGCTCTAGCACTGCGGTGATTTACATCACGCCGGGTGATGGAAGTTAATAAATGTTAAAGACAGTAAGCACCTATATCAATGTCATAGGTTCCCTTGTTTATAAGGGTACTTGGAACGCTGCTATCAACGATCCTACGTTGACTTCTAGCGTCGGTGATAAGGGTGATTACTATGTGGTGTCGGTGGCAGGTTCGACTAACCTGAACGGCATTACGGATTGGCAGATAAACGATATTGCGGTGTTTAACGGTGCTGTCTGGCAGAAGATAGACAACACAGATGCGGTGCTGTCGGTCAACGGGCAGACAGGTGTTGTGGTGTTAACAGCGTCTGACGTAGGTGCTACGCCGAATACGGCTTATGTTTTAACAAGTGGACTGCTTACAGGTGGCGGTCAACTGACAGGTAACGTCACTGTTAGCTTAACTAGCGTTCCTGCGGCTAATGTATCTGGCCTTGGCACGATGTCTACGCAGAATGCCAACAATGTAACCATTACTGGCGGCAGTATTAGTAGCGTCAGTATGAGTGGCGGTACTTACGCCAATGCGAACATCACCAGTGTTGTCGCAACTTTCCCGAATAACTACCTAGCGAATAGTTCTACGACGCTCGGTAACGCTACCTTGACCTTGGGTGGTACGACAGCAAGTGTCGGAAACCTGACACTCTCTAATACGACAATTACGAGTGGCAACGCCACGTTATCGAATGTTACGGTAACATCCAATCTCAATGCTAATTTAGCAACCAGCAATACGGCGGCAATGCCTGATCCTAGTTTGCCGCTGGCACCAGAAGGTTACATAACGGTCTATGTCAACGGAAGCGCCAAGAAAATCCCTTATTACGGAGTCTGACAGTGGAGCCTCAGTTCCTCATCAACATTCTTTTTGCAGCCGCAGGAACCGCTTTTGGGTGGATACTGAACAGTATCTCGCGCTCAATCATCAGGATCGAGGACAGAATGGCAGAAATGCCAATGATGTATGTCAATCGGGATGATTACCGAGCAGACATTCAAGAGATTAAGGGAATGCTTGGCAAAATCTTTGACCGCTTGGATCAAAAGGCTGATAGATGAGCCTGAACATGGATGCGCTGGCGACTCCGATCTTCGGAGAGCCGGACAGCCTCCGCGATTTCCTGTTTGAAAACGGCATTCAACACCAAGTCTTTTGGGAAAGACTGACTGACGCTGGCTTCTATGTGCCACGCTACCCCATCATTGATGCTGACCCGCAAGACCTTGACGATTGGTTGTTAATACACCAACAAGAACACCAAGCGTACTCCACTATTCTTAACCTAAATGACCCCTTTAATCTGCTAGACTTGGATTTCAACCAAGAGGATGACTTTTACGATTGGGTAAACAGTCACTTGTTGATCCATGAGCAAATAGCACGAACACTGGGGGTGACATGATTTCCGATGAAGACTTCTTGCGGCTGTTTAACACCGCAATGGCACTGGCTAAACCAATGGGAAAGCCAACCGTAAATGCCGAACAAATAGATTCTGGCTTTGAAACTATTGATGTTGATAGCCTTGATTTATTGATTATTGCCATGTACTTGTGTGATGCTTTTGCCGTGCCAGAAGAGGTTGGCAAGGAAATGAGGCCAGCAAACTTGCGTGAAATGAAAGAATTTTTGGTGGCTAATGCGACCGTAGAAGGTTTTGATGTCAATTCAGCCATAGCGGTGATGCAATGAGCCTATTCCTAACCTACGGGCATACCGTATCCAACCCACAAACCACGCTGATGGAAGACATTTTGCACCCACAGCGTGTGCATTTCATACCGGAAAGTTACCAAGGCGCAAAACAAGGGTTCAAATACCCACCGCATAACCTTGCCAACATGGTGATGGCACCAGCCACGCTGGAATGGCTGCGGGAAAATCCGGCGCTAGGCAAGACTGCTTTTATTCTAGCAGCAGGCAATGCCCACTTTGCTGGCATCAACCCGCGCAAGAACCAAACAAACACGCAGTTGCATTATGAGTACAAGTTTTTGCCCTTCACGCTAACGCAAGTCATGGCTGGCAGGCTGGCAAACATGATCTGCCAACCCGATTACATTGCCACTGACTCCACTGCCTGCGCATCCAGCCTAAAAGTCATGATGGACTGCTTGATGCTGGAAGCCTTTGGTTTTACCCGTTTCATTATCCTGTCTGTCGAAGACGCTGTATCTAATTCCGTTTTGCAATTCTTTGGTGATTCAGGTGCCTGCCTAACCTTGGCTGAAGAAACTAGCAAAGACATTGTGCCTAGCGCCTTTGACAGTACAAATGGCGGCTTTTACGTTGGTCAAGGCGCTGCATTTGCAGTTTTGCAAACAGAAGGTGAGGTCAACCACTATGGTCTGACCCCAAAAGCTAGGCTGGTAGGTGCCTACCATGCGGCAGAGAAATGGAACAATGCCATAGGTCAAGCGCCTGATGGCACGGGCTATGTAGATGCTATTGAAGGTGCCATGCGGTATGGAGAAGTGTTCCCAACTGACATCAAAATTGTGAAGACACACGGCACTGGCACAGAGTCTAACAATGCGTCTGAAAAGTTAGCATTGATGAACACCTTGGATAGCTTTGTAGCAACATCATTTAAGCCAAAAATAGGTCACACAATGGGCGCTTCGGGCTTGCTAGAAACGCTACTTTTGCTTGACAATCTGGTTTATGGTGTTGTACCTGCTATTCCTAACCGGACGGAAAAAGACGATATTTTCCTGTCCGAGGATTGCGAGACTCCTGATGGGCTGATCCTTAGTCTTGCCGCTGGAATGGGTAATGTGTATTCCGCAGCAATCTTTGACCCAGTGAGGTAATGATGGTTAAGATGGTGGACAGTCGAGAACAGGAACTCAGTCCAGAAGATATTGTAGCCATTGCTGCAATGAACACTGATGCAGGCGTTGATCGTGGGCAAGCCATTGCTATGATCAACGAAGAACTAAAGATGGATGACACCTTGTTTGTCCGTCAAGGTAATACACTCTTCATCATTCATAAAGCAGAGCCGGGCGTTGGTTGGTTTCGCGCATTGAATGCTGACGTTGCTGCCAACTATCTTGAGAACAGTGTGGAGTTTATTCGCGCTTGTTACAAGATGGGCTTTGACACGATGGCATCGACCTTTGAAGACCCTGTAATCATTTCCATTTTTAGATATATCGCTAAAAACCCACCAAATCCAGACATGGGTTATGAGGTAATGGAAATGGACGATGGTTCTTACATGGGAACAATTAAAACGGGGCCATCTCGCGGGGGTGAAGTATGACAGCCGTTGCTAAAGCCATCACAAAAGTAATTACAAAAACGGTTGAAACTGTTGGCGCAGTTGTTAAAAAAGTTGCGGATACCGTTGTTGACGTTGCCAAGTATGTTGCAGAAAATCCCGAAGTTTTAATTATTGCCGTTGCTGCGCCACAACTTTTGCCTAGCATTGGCGTAACTGGCCTTGCGGTTCAACCTGTAACCGCCGGATTGATTTCGGCATCGCAGGGGGGTGATTTAGAAGACATTGGTAAAGCTGCGCTAGGAACATTTATTGGTCAAGGCGTTGGTACTGCTGTAGCAACAAAAGTTGGCACTTCTATTGGTGCCGCCGGGAATACGGCGCAAACCGCTTTGGCTAACGCAGTAGGCGGCGCTACTGGTTCTGCTGCTGGCGCTGTAGCTACAGGCCAAGACATAGGTGAGGCTGCATTGATGGGCGCTGCTGGTTCTGCTGGCGCATCCTTGGCACGCTCTGGCGCTGTTGAATTAGGTCAACAACCAAAAAGTTTTAGTGGTGAACTTGCCGCTGATATTGGTGAAGCCGTAGGACGTACTGCTGCTGGTGGAGACTTGACACAAGAACTAACAAGTTCGGCATTTGGCGCTTTATCCAGAGAAGGTCAAATAGCACTAGATGAATTAAAAAACAGACCAGAAACCGCTGCAACTAAACAAGCTATTGCTGCTTTCTCTCAGCCTCGTAGCCCCGGTGTTGGTACACAACTTGGTGAAGCCACGGCTGAACTTGGTGGCGCAATTGTTCCGGGAACTAGGACAGATATAGAAGAAGCTCGTCGCCTTGGTATTGAGCTGCCAGAAAGCAACATGAAGGCAGCCGTTGCTTCAGACCGCGAGTTACCGGAAGTCGTTGTTACTGGTAGCAGAATTGATGGTTCAGATGTTCGCACTGGTCGCACCATTCCAAGTTCGTTGCCATCCGGTGAGGCAAGAACTGCTGGCACTGCTGGCGGCGTAACAACACCTGTAACTCCTAGCCCCGGTGGGGAAACCGCAACTCCTGCAACTCCCGCAACTCCTGCAACTCCTGCCGCTACCGATGGTGGTGCTGCAAGAGGCGGTGGTGCCGCAACCGGAGAATCTGGAACAACAGGCGCTCGCACTCAACCATCGCTGCCGCCAGAAGAAATGACTGGCGCTGAATTGCTTGAAACTGCTGCGGCTGGTGAGGAAAGAGAGCGTTTGCCAGAGGTGGAGGTAGAGGGTGAAGACGAGTTGGTTGAAGAGCCAATTGATGTTACTAAGCTAACCGATGAAGAATTGATTGAGATGTTAAATCAACAGTTTCCGGCGACTGAGCCTGAAGCGCCTGAACCTGATTTCAGACCAATGGATGTCAGACCAGCAAGAGGCAGCATTAGAAGAGCAGCGCCAAGTTCAATCAGTCCTCGCGTCGTAGGCACTAGCCCAACAGCAGCAATCGTGGGTGAAAAAGAACCTATTTTTGGTGGTGAGGAAGATGCACAGCAAAGCGTATGGAACACCCGTTCCTTGCGTTTAAGAAAGGCACTAGGTGGCTAATATGAAAATACTTGAGATGATGGTTGGTAGTCGTGGCATGGGTGACGCTAAAGCAATGGCTGAGATGCTGCGTCGCATGGGGCGTCGTGGTGACACCATGCTTGCTCACATTACGCCAGAAGAAGCTGAGATGCTGATGGAAGCCGGTGGTAGCGGCACCATTAACCCGGCTACTGGCTTGCCTGAGTTTGCTCGTCGCCGTACTGATACCTACTTTGGTTTCGAGCCGGAGGCAGACACTTTCCGTGTAGAACAACCAGAGATTGAGCGTTTTCAGCCTGAACGGGCTGTTAGTGCAGAAGTTAGACCGGGCCGAGGTGCTGAGCAAGATACATATTTTGTTCCTAGACCAAGTTCGGAATTTAGAGATGAGCCTTATGGTGGAATAAGTCCTGACAGGATGCCGCGAAGAGCAGAAGTAACAGATACTTACTTCACTAGCAGGCCAACTGATGAGCGTTTTCAGCCGTATGGAGGTATGACGCCATTAAAAGACTTAACGGCACTAGAAGATTATGCTTTACGAACGGATGTAGGCGCTAGACGCGAAGGCGGTGGAGGTGGATTTGCAGAGCGTGCAGAGCAGGGATTGGGAGAACTGCAAGACATACTAGATCGTTACCCGAATTTGACACGCGCTGGTACTGCCGGTGCTAGTGTGTTGGCGCAAGCCTTGATGTTTAATCAGGCTAATCAAGCAATGCGCCGTGACATTGAAGCAACTCGCGCTGCTGCCCAACCTTTCCGTCAAGCGCAATCTGAAGCAATGGGTCGCGCTACTGGCGAAGGTTTAACCGCAGAGCAACAGCAAGAGTTAGAGATTCAACAGGCCCGTGCGCGTGAGCAGTTAGGTCAGCGTGGTACGCCAACAGGCAGTGCAGCCGCAGGTATTCTGGCAGCACAGCAGCGTCGTGCGCGTAGCCTAGCCCGTCAAGAGAGTTTTGGTGAAGCCTTGCGCCTTGCTAACATTGCAG